GTAGAAGCATCTAACGAAGCTGAACTTGAATACAACGCAATTTTAAATGTGTCACCAGTTGTAGCTGTGAAATCATGTCCTTCGACAAGGATCTCCTGCTTAAAACTGGTACAGACAGCTTGAGTTATTGCCATGTTTTATCCTCCTGTGGATTTCTGTTCTTGTTGTTGCAACGGTATTTTTAATTCCCCTTGCATATATTCATCTCTACGATGCTTTCCTTGTTGCTCAATAGCTAACGCTTGGATAGCACGTAAATATGATTGTTCATATAATTGCAGCATTTCAGCTGGTCCCTTCAAGAATTTGAAGGCTTCGGCAAGACACCCATACAATAATGCTGATGGAGCATTATTACCCAACCAAGAGGTTGTGTTAGTACTAGATAATCTTGTTGGTAGTCTAGTAATTCCTACTTCTATATTATAAGCTGAATCCGGTGTTGGCGCAAGGTAAATTGTGTTGTGATCCCACCATGCCCAGTATTTTGGTGTGCTTGTAGATGTTCTATTCGGCCAATACTCATTCATATAAGAAACATCTTTTTGCTCTAAAAAAGTTCTTGTTGCCGCACCAGAAGCAGGCCAAATATGAACTGTTCTGATTGTAGCAAGTGATGTTGGATCTGGTGATGATCCACCAGGTAAAGATACAAAAGGATTGCCGGATGTTACTG